ACAGCATCATATTCAGCATAGTGACCGCCGCCTGAAGGAAGCATGGTTGTATTTGTATCTTCGGCATTCCATGAGAGAAGGGCAGATGCACTGAAACCTGCTGTGCCGTCAACAACCGATTGAAAAACTGCTCCGTCAGAAGCTTGAACACCTGATAGCAAATTTAGGTTATATTTCTTGATAAGCTCTATTACAAGTGCATCAAGATCTAGATCGCCTCCATTGGGGTCCTCAAAAGTTACATCAGTAACTATTTCATCGCTATCCGCGCTATTTATAGACAGGGATTTGATGGTTAAATCTCCAATATAGATTGGTCCATATTTGAGGTCTCCATCGTCATCGGTCATCTGATCGTGTGTACCAGTTGGTGAGAGTGAAGGATGCTCTAAGTAGGACATGATGATAATGTCATCACCAACGCTTAGTTGTGAGATGAAAATATCAACTGATGTATCAGCTTTTGCAAGGATAACCCCTGAATCATTAACTACTGCTACATATACTGAATGAGAACCACCCGATGGGGCAGTAAGAGCTGCATCTACACCAATAGTTGTCAATGCTTTCGCACCATCAATTGTTGCACCAACTGCTCCAAATCCAGTCAGAGATGCTGACCAGTTTGCTGCGCCTTCTGCCGTGGCTACTGCATTTACAGTTGCCGAAACAGTTATAGCTGCTCCTGACACAGAAGTAGAAGGAGTGATAGCTGCTGCTGGGGCTGCTACAGTAAATGTTCCACTTAAAGGTGTCGATGCGGCACTAGTTGCTAATACTGACCCGTCAGAGGTCAGAGTAATTGATAGCGAATGCTCGCCGATATAACTTCCGCCTACGAGAGCCCATGTATAATCGCCATATGGCAAATCTAATAGGATAGTCTCTGGAGACACACCACTCGCAAGTGTTTCATTGTGTAAAACATTACCTGTACCGACATGAGTGATCACGCAAGTGGAGCCATCCCAACCGTCATTGTATGAGTCAGTTTTCACAATAGTTACAGATACGGATGGTGAATTATCGATGGTATCCGAGTTATCTACGACCACGTTTCCTGCTGCGTCAACAGCTGCGACATAAACAGTATGCATCCCCAAGGATGCAGGAGTAACTGTTGCAGATCCGTTTAAAGCGACTAAAGTTCCGCCATGTGGTTGCCCTACGGCTCCCAGAGCAGACAAGGAGTAGGCCCATTGGGTGGCTCCTGCTGTAATCGCTTCCGTGTTGAGAGTAGCAGACACTGTTATATCTCCGCCACTAGCAGACAATACCGGAGTAATGACTGAGACAGGCATAGACACGGTAAACGTTCCTGTACCTGATCCTCCAACAAGGTTAGCCAATAAAGTACCATACTGATCGGTAATAGTAGCTGATATCTCGTTCGGGTAGCCGCCGGGAGCTATGGTGTATGTATATACTCCCTCCTCGACAGAGACTGTCTCTGTTAATCCAGCTGGTGCTTTGACACCACTTCCCGGACCATTGGAGGTGAGAACTGCGACACCGTTGGCATCAGCGATTGTAATGCTACCTCCGTTCCAACTATCACCATAAGAATCGAACTGGGCGACGCTCAAGTCGATGGTTGGCGCGGCTGGTGCGGCTGGTGCTTCTGCACCTTCTTCGTGTAATACGACTGCATCGGCGGCGGATATGGCTTTATTATATACACGGAAGTCGTCCATATATTCGAAAGCCGCATAATTCATATCAGTATAAGAACCGATAGTTTGCAACTTATCCATACCTGTTGTCGATACTGGGACACCTACCTGAACACCGTTAATGTAGTAGGTCATCTGTCCACCGGAAAACGCGCAAGCCATATGATGCCAACCAGTTCCATTATATAGAGCCTGTGTCATCTGATATCCTGTGCTATTAAGGGTGCTCGCTCCTGCACTCGCATTCGCGTGTCCATACGCACCGAGCATATCGTTAGTATAGATGACAATATCATAATTGGTGTCTTGGTCCCAGTAAGTGTAACCTCCCACTCCGCCAGTTTCTTTATTATAGGCTGCTGCCATTAAGAAACCGTATGGAGCGGCTGCTCTGCTTTTTAGGTTTTTGAACCAAAATGATAAAGTATATTCATTAGCAAGATCCAAATACGGTGAGTCAACATAGTATCCACTGTTCTGGTTTGCGAAAGTCGAAAACGATTCACCTGCACCATAAGTGACATTTGATGCTGTAAAAGTTACATCACCAACTGAAGGGACACCATCTGAATCCAGAGGATATTTTGCAACAAGACTAGATGCAAGAGAAGCTTCTGGGCCAGTTGTGTGGACCGAAGCGGCTTCGCCATCTGACAAAGCTCTTGACCAAATTCTAATGTCGGCTAATTTTCCGTCAAAGGCATCTGTATACCAACTTCCATTATAATTGGAAAAGATAGTGCCGTTCAACGAAGAGGTTACATCTTTTACGGTGCCGGTATCTTTTGTGTCAACAAGAACTCCATTGACATAGAATTTCATTGTTGTGCCAGAACGTGTGCCCATAAAGTGGTACCATTGTCCAGTAGACATAGGTTCAGTGATCACAGTATAGGAGCCTTGACCACCGACGAAGAACCTAGCATTGCCTTGATAAAAACTTATCTGGGCTCCGTTAAACTTTGGCCAGCTCTGGGTCGTCATACCCTTATTGTAAAGGATTGCGCCCGATGCTCCTGTTGGAATAGCATCCATATTCGCCCATCCGGAGATAGTGAAATCGGAAGTTCCCAAGTCCAAAGCGGCAGGGGTGCCTAAGTCCATTTTGTTCCCACTACCATCAGCTTCTGCATAAGTTATGCCGTCCGCTGTTGCGTAGGTGAGATCTGTTACTGTGCCGTTTGCCGAACCTACGGAATCGTCACCTGTGTCATCATCAAAGTTCCAAGTGGCAACAAGATTGGTAATTAAAGACATGTTAGATCCTCCTTATTATTATTTAATTTCATATTGATTTCTCCTTTATAATTGTTAATAGAAATAATAGAAAATATTATTTTTTTAGGGTTTTCTAAACTTAATTTTAATTGCCTACCGTTAGGTAAAAAAACCATTAAAAAACCCCTTTTAAGAAAACCGAAATTTTCAAAAAAACATGAACAGAGTCTACGGGTAGACTTGTTCGCCCTAGATATACCACCCACTCTCCAAAAGCCAAAAAAGATTACCAATTTGACAAAAAAAAATAGCCTTGTAAGTTTCCTTACAAGACTTTATTTAAAACGTTTATTTTTGAAAAATATCTGAGCTTAGCTATCTCTCCAGAGATTGTTGGAAGCGTACTTGATAACTTCTGTAGCCGAAGCTTCATTATATCCGTATTCATCCATCAAGGTTTTGATCATCTCGTTGTATTTACCTTGCTGTTTCTTATCTCTAGACTTCGATTTTGTTACAATTCTGGAAATGTCACGAACTGAAGTTAACAATTTGTTCTCTATAGCTTCTTTGAGTGGCCCGTATGATGTCCAGTCAATCTGCTCGCCTTTTCTAAGCTTTGCAAACATGTAAGCTGTGATGTCTGCTCTGAAATTCTCACGGGATGATCCAACTATGCCAATTTGCTCTTCAATGGAACATAGGAACTCTTCATCTGCTTGCATCTCTTCGTTTGTTATCTTATCCTTGACTTTTGATCCATTGACATATGCTTCCGCATGGTCAAGATAGTTATTAAACAGCGATTCTGCCTGCTCTTGGTAAGCCGATACAAAGGCTTTAGTAATTTCCGTTTCTAGCATGCTTAGGTATTCATCATGCAGCTCTTTCTGCAGGAAGGATAAATATTTCTCTCTTAGGTCCTCGACGACAACCTGCTCCTTCACTTGCTTGACAAGTGCGTCTCTAATGGAGATGGGAGTCACCATATTATTGTCAGAATCGGCTACCGCAGCGTCAATTGACTTCATAATGAACCTTGTTGAGATCCCTGTCATACCCTCGTCGCGGACTTCTTCACGTAGATCATCAATATCAATTTTCTTAATATATCCTTTTTCCACCACTTCTTGTCCGTCATAAATCTTCATTTTAGTCATTGGGTCGACCTTGTTGGAAGCTTTGAGCCTTGTCAAGACAGAGAACATCGCTGCTACTTCAAGTGTGTGCGGTGCAATATGCGCATCAAAGTCGGACTCATCGAGCATCTTCTGATAAATCTTCTGTTCTTCACTAACTTCCAAGCAGTAAGGAACATTAACTCTTACAATCCTGTCAAGAATCGCCTCATTGGTGTTCTCTGATTTAAATTTAATCCACTCAGCTTCGTTACAGTGTGCGAGGATAACACCGTCAAAGTAAATCATGGCACCTTTACCGGGCGATGGGACTGCTTTTTCTTGTGTTGCGGTAATCATTGTGTGTAAGAATTCAATTTCGTTCTTGAAAACCTCAACAAACTCAACAATTCCACGATTTCCTACGTTGAAGGCCCCATTTAGGCTTAGGGCACGAGGATCGTCTTCCGGATAGAGGTCTAATTTTGAAATGTCCTCTGACCCTACTAGGATGCTTGTATCCTGTGTGTTCGCATCCATGGGAGGAACAACTCCGATACCTCTTCGGCCACGAATGGAGAAACTCTTTTCGGAGACTGGGAAGTTCATATAATCTCCTCCGAATTCTTCTAATAGCCTGTGACGACATACTGGACAAAGATCACCTTCGATCTTCATTCCATACAATTCTTGAAATTTATCACGCAAGCTTCTGGGAACTAAGTGTAGAGGCTCTTCATTAATTGGACATCCGTCAAGAGCGTACAAAGCACCACTGTTTTCCAGTGCTCTTTTAATATGTTCCACGAGGGCAGATTTGCCGGCTCCAACCGGCCCCAATAATAACAAGACTTGCTTGCTTTCTTCACCTTTCATGGATGCGGAGTGCAAGTATCTCATGATTTTGGCTAAGGATCTCTCCATTCCAAAGAATTTGCTCTGAAAATAATCATAAGTTTTGAGGGCTTCGCCGCCAAATAGATTAGAACATCTAGAATCCTCTTCAGACATTCTGGTGATTCCTTCTCCGGTAATTGTTGTATACAATCTCTTGTGGGCTAGCATAGTAATCTTCTTATCCTCTTCGACCATCGCTAGATAATCAGAGAATACTCCAGAAAACTTTTCCCTCTTACTTCCTTTCTTGTGCTTTTCAGCAATTTCTAAAAATTTATTAGTTTTTGATTTACTCATTTTAAAATTCCCATAGCTCATCCTCAATGAGCGTTATAAATTCTACGTTATCGTTCCACAAATAGCAAATGTGGTCATAAACTTTGTTTGCGTGTGATAGCTCCAAATCTCGTCCATCATGCTCGTGTTTAATAAAAAGCGTATTTGTCTTCTTTTCATAATCTTCAACATGAACAACCGGAACTCCATTTAGTCCTATATTACTAATTAGACCGTCGCGGACGCTTTTCCACCCTTCTTTATCAGAAATTTCCTTAATTGAGTAATTTCCACTGTGCTTATCCATAGAATAATTAAATAAATTGAGTTCCTCGCAGACTTTTTCGTCTAAATATTTACGAATAAAAGATTCATCGTCGTGTGTCTCCCTAACAAGCAAACACTCTTCAAATCCGTGTTCTTTCTCAATTTTCTTGAACAGGGTATATCCTAAATGGTAAGGATTTACCCTTCCCACGATAGGCCTGACCACCTGATTGTGTGTCTTTAAAAATGCTAAATGATATTTGTCAGGCAAACCCAAATCATACATAATTTTCTCGTGTATAAGAACTGCCCACCCCTCGTTCATGATTTTAGTCTGGGCTTGGGGGACAAAATACTTCGATCTTCTCTCCACCATCTCAATAAGATCCTTTTGCCAATCTTCTAAGTTACGAGCATTCTCTCGAATAAATCCCAACAGATTGTAGTCTTTCTGCACCAAACCTACTGATAAATCTAATTTACCTTGAGTTTTCTTAAATAAGTCTCTTCTAGCCTCATCTTGGCTAAGCCTTTTAATTCCGGGTGTACGAGGAATTTGGTACTGAACTGCATGGCACGCATCCAAGATGCGCTCCACCTTATCAATCCCGATACTCGGGTTCTCAATATATTGCTGAACACGTTTGCCGGCTGACTTAAAGCGAGATATAACGTTATCTGGATCTGTATAAGTGAACATCCTGTTGTTTTTGAAGAAGTCAGAGTGACCAACACAGTGGGCCATCGTTAGCAGGTGGGTACTCATAGGATTTTCTAACATTAAGTATGCAATCGATGGGTTAGAATTAATAATCATCTCATAGGGGAGGCCCTCCATGCCGAGGTTATATCTAGTGATAGTCCTTTCGAAAGACTTGCCAAAAGACCAGTGCCGGTAGTGGGTAGGGAGCCCAGTATAAGCCATGGCTCCGATCATTTCGCGATAATTCAAAATCTCGTACTCGATAGGGAACCAATCTAAATTGTATTTTTCTTTGGCAATCTTGCAGATCTCATCATCCCAATCCTGCAGTTCTTTAATTGACCAATCTTTCATGACTTTCCTCCGAACAGTAGTTTAAAAGAAGGCCAAATATGGGCTGGTTTTGTTATCCTAAGCCTCTTGAAGCCTTCATCGATAATTGGACTCAGCTTTTTCCACAAATTGGTTGCTTCGCTCTGATTATAACTAAATGATTTGTTTAAGATACCATAGGCTCCCTGTTCGGGGAACGATTGCGGATCTATTTCAGCATAACACATCATCTGGCTGAGTTCTTTCAGCTCTCTGAAGAGGTTGACAGTCTTTTCGTCGTCGAAAGACCAGTTTTCGCCGTCTCCGGAGTAAAAAGTATATATATTCCAACTAGAAGGGTGATATCTCTTGGTTATGATATCCTTAGTGAGTTGTAGTGCAGAGGACATGACTGTCCCTCCCATGGTGCCCCTCTTGAAGAAGTCATCCTCACTCACTTCCTTCGCCTCAGTCGAATGGGAAATAAATACCACTTCTACATTGTCGTATTTATATCTTAAAAACTGATACAAAAGGAAATAGAAGCTGCGGGCCATGTACTTCTTTTCTTTTCCCATTGAGCCTGATACATCCATAACAAAAAAGATGACCGCAGAGTTATTCTCTTGAGGTTTAAGCTTTGTGTGCTTATATTTTAAGTCGTCTTGGTGAAAAGGAAATCTCTCTCCAGACTCGGGATCAAACGCGCCAGAGGCGATGGCCATCTTCTTTCTTCTTATCTTTCTTTTGATTGTCTCTTTTTTGGCTAATCGAGATCTCATTCCCTTTTTTCTAAATCCGCTTCTTTTGGGTTTGTGGGATTTAATAAGCCTAAATCTCTTCTTTTCTAAGTCTGGAAGCTCTAGGTCTTGGAATAAATATTCCGCTAATTCATCTAGGGTGACTTCCACATCGTAATACTCTTCGCCCGCCTTATCAGAGCCTTTTTTTCCTGCAGCTTTCTGCTTCTTGGCCCCTTTTCTCAAGACTTGTCCTCTTTTGATCTTTTTGTCGCCGGCGGAACCTGTTTTCTGGTTTTTTTCATTTTCACCATAAACAAAGTGATATTCTTTGATTCCCTTGACGGGTATCTTTATCTTCTTCTTACCATCTTGGCCGATTATTGACTCATCTGCGATGACATCTCTTATGCCTTCCTTGATGGCTTTATCAATTTTTTCTTTGTGTCTTTTTCTGTCCGCAGCAGATCGGTCTGCATGCGATTTATGTTCTCTAAAAATACTCAAATTAGCCTCCGAAATAAGAAGTAATGGCGGATAAAAAGACGACGATTAGGCTGTCTCCGGGTTCCAGCTCATAATTAGTTATTATCTGATTGCTTTCGTTGATATAAAAATCTCCAGAAGCCTCTACACTAGTAAGTAGTTGTAAAATACCGTTTAAGAACACCATTATCGTATCTGGATCAAGGACTTGGCCCTCTGGAATAGAAAAGAAGTCATTGACACTAGTGCCGGGAGAAATTGTTCCTGATAAGATTCCCGCAGTTGACGATTCAGAATCCTCTGCGCCGTGGACAATCTTGGCCGCTGTAGTATAAGGAGCGACAGCTTCATCTTCGGATTCGCTGCTAGAACTTTCTCCAGAAGCCTCTGCAGCTACTGTTCCTGTAATTTCTGCGTTAGCGATGGCGGCATCTTGTATGCGAGTGTCCAGAACCTCAAAGTCCAGTAGTCCCTTTCTTGTCCTCACACACTTAGCTATAATTTGAAAAAGATGATCTACTTGTCCAAACAAAGGTCTGTCTTCCGTGAGGGTTACAATTTCATAAAATGAGTGACCATATTGGATATAATCCCCTTCCCGGATATAGGTATCTTGATCTTCATGCAACCTTCTTTCATGAAACTTTACGTTTATGGTGTGCATTTTATCTAGACCAAAGTTCTCTGTTGTTGTCTCGATAGCTTCAAAATCCACGAGCACATATGCCCGAATGGGAGGCAAGAAACATTTTTCAATAGCCTCTCCATATAGAGGGTGAAAGTTAGAGTATTCCATCGAAACAGGAAGATATAGAATCTGCTGGCCGATTACTCTTTCCAGCAGCTCGTCGTTGACCTGCTTTACTAAGTTCCTCTCCTTCTGACCTAAAAATAAAGGAGGAGGCGGATTTGCAGGCCTAGTCCACTTATTATCTGCCATCTTAATAGTCCTTCTTATCGCCGAATATCACTCTCTCTCGAATGATACGGAGTTGTGCTGCTGATTCTCTAATCGTTATCTTTGGCTGGTTATCATTGGCAGCGGATCCCATTAAATACCCTAAGATTTTTAAATCAATACTCGTCTTGAATTTTCGCTCTTCATCTCCTAGATTGGCTATATTATTTTCCAAGCCCATGGTGCCATCGACGAATCCTTCGAAACGGTGGCCATCGTGATTGATGAAGAAGTTGTTAATTTGTCCTGTATATGCCAAAAAGGGAGTGACAATCTCATTCATTTGCTGTTGATATTCAGTATTGATTATTAATTTATATGTCATCACCACATACGTGGGTAGCGGCATTGTTATTACTTCGTATACAGCTTTGTCGCTCTCGTATGGATAAGTAGGCTGCTTAAAGAGCCTCTGTGCATCGGCATTTTGAAAGTTAGCAGTTTTTTCCTGCTGTAGTCTCCTTGCTACGGTGATTGCGCCGCCTTTAGCATCGTTTATACGAGGAATATGTGACCAAGCGACACCCTTCATGTTGGGATCTTTGACGACCGCTGTTCTATCAATACTTATTGCTGGTAGTGTGAAGACATTGTGAGAGCGTAAATCTTTGTTATCTTTGATTTGAAACGAACGCTCGGGCATTGACCAAATGAGAGGCACTTTCTTCCATCCTTCGTTGGTGGTACAAAAGATGTTTAAAGCTTCATTAATCCAGTTATAAAGAGCAGTATCGACTGTCTCAATTGTCGAGGGAAGAAATGTTATCTCCTTTATAGGAGGAACTTCTTTCTTCGGAGAAGTATCTTTAAAATATGGTCTGAAACCAGAATATTTATCGTCTCTACTGCTCATAAATTTATCCTTGGAATATTAATAATGGGACTCTCTTCTGAACCTGATTGGTGGATTCAGATTTTTCCGCGTCCTTCTTAGATAGTTCAACATATGTTAACTCGTCCAAGATTGTTTTAAGTTCTTCTTTTAGTTTTTCTTGTTCTTCTTTGGCTTGACTCATTAGTGCATCGGCGTTCAATGTTACGGATTCGCCGGGAATCGGTATCGTTTGAAACTTTCCTCTTATTTGCGCCAAAGTTTCTTTAGACAAGGCTAGGGCAAACCTTCTGATCCACTGCTTTCCGATAGCGTTAATATTGTCATAAGGCAGGTTGTCGAAAGGAAGTGTATTCATGTTGTTGATACCAGAAATTCCGGTATCTGTAGTTCCAGTTTCTACCCAAGCATCAGGTATGATTGAAAAATCTACCCACATATTGGTATAGTCCGAAAATATCGCTGGTGCGGGGAATATTCTGAGGTGATTGTCTTTAAGCTCGTATGAATAATGAGACAGTCTTGTATAGATGTTATCCTCGTATGCCATGGCTTGGAGCTTGTTCTGCCAAGTGGGTATGACTTCGAATGTAGAATCGTCCGTATATTGTCCATAATTATTTAAGTTACCTACGACATTAAGCCCTCCGAAATACCCGAAAAACCTCCACATCGCATTAGGGGTCTTGTAATAGACTTTCTTAACAATCACTCTTTTGTCGCCAACGATACCCGCATATGGGGCTGGATTACCGTTGGCATCGGTACCGGTCGCAGAGGAGCCAGAAATTATTTCTTGCAAGTTGTAATCTTGTCGGCCCTGCTCTAGATCAAAAGAAGCGGAGTAGATAGGAATGGTGCCTCCGATTCCCGCTTCTGTCGAATAAGCATCTGAAACCCGTCGTTCATACTCAAAAGATACTCTAGGAAACTTTAAATTAACGTTTTCTGGGCCAGTAAGCCTCTGCCCTTCGTGGTCAAAGGTACCTGTAGTTTGTCCTAAGACATCCGATAAAATATTTTTAGATTGATGGAGGTTGACCAAATAACTATATTCTAAAACTGCCTCTTGATAGTTGGCGTATACATTACCCGGCTTCAGCTCTATATCTAATACATCTCCGCCTATTTTCTTGTATGTAAAGGCTACTTGATCAGCTGCTCCTGATAAGAACTGTCCCGAATCAGAATAAACTTCCAGTGGAAGGAGTGCTGCGACTTCAGTAACTGTCCCAGTAGCGGGCAATATTGACTTGCTCATTTGACTAGCAGGGGTTAAAGTTGGAAATGCCATTATAATTTTTCTCCTAATTCTAAGTAGTTCCCAGAAGCACAAAACCCCTCCACAAAATGTGGAAGGGCTTGCTTTGGTGTTAAGAACCTATAATCTATCTTATAGATCTTCTACGATAACTAATCCGTACATATCTGGACGAACCATTTTCTTCGCATAACGAGTCATGACACCCTTACGTGGCACGAAATCCTCTGTTCCGAAGATTGTTGGAGTCATCTGGAGTGGAACGTATGGGGCATAGACATATCCACTTTCGAGGAAAGACGAGCCTTTACGACCAACCAAGACAACGTTTCTTGGGAAGTAGGGATCAACGTAAACGTCGAATTTCTTACTCAAAGAACCAACCTTGATTGCGCCGATTTCTCCGCGATCATCGTCATGTGTTACGCTTCCACGGAATCCCGCAGTGAACTCAAGGAGGTTGGCAACTTCTGGAGAACAAACTACAAAGTTTGCGCCGCCTCTTAGGGTCTTGCGATGGATCTGTGCAGAAACATCATTAATGGTTTCAGCCAAGGTTTCATACCATTCTGAAACATTACCTGTGAAATCAGGATATGCAACAACGGATGTTCCCGGTGCCGTACCAGTTCTGCGGTTGACGAATTTACCGGGCAAACGCGACCAGTAAAGAGTGGCTGCAGTGGCACCTTTCACGAGGTCTTCCAAGATTTCTTGGTCGATCTCAAGAGCGATGTGCTCTGAAAGGATAGAAGTCAACTCAACTTCGGCATCCAAGTTATGGTATGCGTTCAAGTCTTGAGCCAATTCTGGTGTCCACTTAGCTTTAAGCTTCTTGGTCTTTGCTGTAACAGCAACAGAGTCAACTTTGATGTCGATTTCTGGGATGTTTGGATTGTTTTCCAAGCCCCATTGTGAAGTACCTGCAACTGAACCCGGAACGCCTGTTCCTTGAGTGAAGTTGTCATCAATGATGAATGAGGCACTAACATTGTTGAGCTTTACACTAGTTTCAAGAGCGACTGTATCTGTTCCGTCTGCCCAGACAAGAATGATGTTCCCTGCGCCATTGGAGCTGTTAGGAGAATCGCGAGTAAGACGACGAACTTGATCTGCTTGGGCAACGGTGGTGCCAAGGGCAGTTGAAGTAATTGTCACATAATCCTTGATGTTAAACTGTCCATCTGTGAATGTAGATAATGGATATTCAATAACCACCACAGCTGTTCCAGAAGCAATATCTGGGTCGAATCGCATCAAACTGTCGTTCAAAACGGCAGAATCCATAGCAAGTCCGGTGCCGGCTGTACTGGTCCAAGAGCCACCCACTGTACCCGAAGCAAAAGCCAAACGAGTTGGTGTAGTGGCAACTGAAGCAGTTGGAGATGAGTAGCCGTTGTTCAAAGAGTAGAAGCTTTGTTCGGCCAAATCGCCAGCGAGTGAAACACCGCCAGTGATTTGCTGACCAATAACTCCACCACCGTACACTGAAGTATCAGCTGTGTAGTCAAGACGTGCAGAGTCTAAAGTGAAGTCCAAGAAGAAAATGAGGCCAGATGGCAAGCTCATTGGCTGGACAGAAACAAGGTCGTTAGCGATTAATCCGCCGAAAACACGACGAACAATTGGAAACGCTACTGAAGCGAAGCCTTCAACATCTCCGGATCCCATTGAAGAAGCAGATTCACGAAGAAGCTCCTTTGCTTGATTTTCTAGAAGTGCGGCCATACCTTGACGACTGCGATCGTTAGAAATTCCTTCCAAAAGACCAGTTTTTTCCCACTTGTTGAGAAGAGCTGATCCCTCTTTGGAGAGGTCTCGTCTTACGATGCCTTCTGTTAGTTTATTAATAATTGACATTTTAAAAATCTCCTTTAGTTTATTTTAACTTTTTAATGCCGGCCAGAATTTGCATCCTATCCGTTACCGGGGCATGCTCTTTTCTGGCTTCTCTTCTGGGTAAAGTGGCAGTAGGTCTTTCGATAGTCTCGCGAAGTGATTGTGGTCGTGCTTTACCCGCTACACTACCCACTGCGCTTTCTAGAGTTTCGAAAATAACCTTTGCGTCATTGATTGAATCGGCATTTGACAAAGCTTCAACAATTTTTGATTTTTGTCGCTCATTCAGGGAGTTGTTTGTTAAAACTCGATTCGTGTATAAAAGTCTTGCGTTTGAAAGATTTACCTTGTCGAAGGATTCTTTCAACGTCTTAAGTGCTTCGCTCATTTTAATGAACTTAGTTTTCAGGCCAACATGTTGCTCTGACAGTCTATCTCTAGCGGCAACAAGCTCCATATTTTCCTCATGAGCTTTTGTTGAAGCCAATTGAGCCATTCTCATTTGCTCCTTATATCTCATGACAGCCTCGGGAGTTCCAGCCCAACCAGATTTTTGAGGATCAATTTCTACAACCAATTCCTCAATAATTTGTTCAATGTCTTCCAGTGCTAATTCCTCATCAAGGGTGGCTTCTACTGGGATGGCGGAAACTTCTTCGGCGGTGGCCAAAGAAGGCATTTCATTGTCCACTACGACATCATCAACCAAATCTTCGTGAGATTGTGGATGGCCTAGGCCAGCTTCTGCTGCAGCTAATGTTTCTGCCATATCTTTTAGTTCTTCCATGCTAAGTACGATTTCTTGATCGACAGACGATTCCTCGCGTTCTATGGCCATGGGGATACTAGCTTGCAATGATTCAGATTCATCGCTTTCTTCAGCAACAGTTTCTTCGTCGTCTTCCTGCTCTAAGAGAGACTCGACAGCTTCTTTAATGTCGCTTGAATATTTATTTAAAATTGCGGTTTCGGCATTCTTGATTGCGGCCTCTTTAAGAGCCTGTGCGTCAATAATCGCCTGTTCCAATAGTGAAGACATAGATAAACTCCTCTAAAAAAAATTATCTCAAAAATAAATAGTTTATTATTTTATAAAAAGACATATTTTATAAAGGTTATTTTTGTTGCTAATACTATTCTGTAATTCCTGAACCAGTTAGTGGGAACATTTGTTCCACACCGATTGCTGTTAAGGAGGCATAAAGTCTGAAATCTAATCCAGAACCAGACACATACAGTTCCTTACACTTTACATCGAATGTTACTGGACCATGATCGTGGGCCGAAGTATCTATAACAAACTTATTTAATGCCGTTGCATCTTCGTGGAAATAAAAGTAAAGTTGATTATTAGAACTTAGTTCATGAAGTGTGATAGATTTTGTAACCCTAGGGAATTCAATCTTCATGACTCCTGTTAAAGAAGTGGATCCAGTAATAAAAGGAGATCCAGAAGCTTGATATGATGCGGCATTTCCTATACCGGCTCTATATTCGTAAATTGACATTTTTAAAATGCTCCATTTTTAATTATAAATAGTTACGATTTTATGAATTCTGCTCTTTTATTTTAAGCTTATCCAAAACTCTTCGTCTTCTTTTGGCAGCTGCTCTTCGCTTTGTCGAGGGCTTTTCATAATATTGGTTCTCGCGATATTGCTCAATAATTCTTTCTTTTTTGCATTTCTTCATGAATCTTTTAATCATTCTCTGCATGTTATCCTTGTGGCCTCTTGACCTAACGGATATGTTTACTGTCTTCTTAGCCATAATTAACTCCAATTAAATCATTTTTTTCCAGTTGTGGCCGCCGGCCATACTCATGAGGCCAGATATGTCAATACCGGAATCGCCGGGGGCATAAGTAGAAAGTGGACTTTGCGAGCTGCTTTCCCCACTTGGAGACCCTGCCGAACTGATAGGTTCTGTGTTCTCGAAGATACCAGAAAAGCCTCCTCCAAGAGATTCTTCTAGCTTTCTTTTCTTTTCTTGCATCGCCTGACGAGCTTCTGTTTGAAGCTCCACTCTTTGTCTTGAGAAATTTTGTTGTGGAACCTCTTGTTTTTCAACAATGGTCTGTTGAGAACCCAAACCTACAGCGACTTCTTTAATCAAGCCAGACAAGATACCCTCTTCAAAGATCACCTCTTTGATACATTCTTTAATGAGGGGCTTTAATAATTTTTGTAATTCACTTTTTTTCATTTTTTCCTTAATATATCATTCAAAGCGCGATTGATTTTATCCGCTTTTGTGAAAATGTTTGGTTCTCTGTAAGATTTGCCTTCTTTTAAATGCATAAAGGCATTTGGAGTTGATGGTTCTGATACAAAGTCGAAACAAATTAATTGAAAATCTTCCTCAACGACAACACCGCCATTTGAGCTTTCCCTAACCGATCCGAGGCCGCGTGATGAGATGCCCAACTGACAACCTCCTTCAACCAGTGATCTCAAGATATCTCCTGAAGGAGTTGGCAGCACTTTCACCACACCCATAACTTTCTTCCCCTCCATCCAGATATTTACGACCATGTGAGAGGCATTTTTAAGATTAATAACTGAATCATCTGGGTGATCTAATTCGCCAAGTGCCCTGTTGTCTTTTACAAGTTTCTCATAAACCTCGATCTCTCTTTTCAAGACCTCGAGAGGATAAACTCTCATATTACCATTAGGCTTATCAGCATGCTGCATCAAGCCGCTAAGGTACATTGTATTATTTTCTTTAATATCTGCTTTCTGCGCTTCTGTGAGGAGATCTTGGCAGACCCCTCCTTCGCAAAGTGCATGGTATTCTCTTAATAAAACTTTTGACATTTGTTATCCCTCTTAAAGTAGTCAACAACCATTTTTACAGCGTCTTACGCCTCTTAGCATCCATCTTCTAGACATATTTATTTTCCCTTTATATCGAGCTTAAGGCCCGTATCAGTAAAAATCATATTTAATACATATGATGTTCCAGAGCTTATACAACCACAAATAAAAAAGTTTGTAACAGTAAGTTCAAATATAAATAGTTCTGTCCATGGATTAATGCCGCATAAAAATGCGCCCGTCCAAAAGCCGACGCACATAGGGCAACTCCAAAAGTATCCTCGTGGGCGGATTCTATGAAATATCTTTCCATAACAAAGCAATTGTGTCATTCCGTAGGACGCTAGAATAAAATATAACAACGACACTACTTGCTCTCTTTGTTTTCCAGCATATAACTCATCCAGTAGGGACTGTAATTGTATCCCGGCCTGATAGATCCTTTTTCTGATGACTGGGGTACCTCGCCGAGTTCTGTAGAATCTTCTTCTGTCGGGTCTGTGAAATAGTCGTCCAGCATTTCTTCGTAATCGTCAATATAGTTGTAATAAGGCTTTTCTTCTTTTAGAAACTTGTAAATGCCGTAAATAGCATAGTCTATAGAATTGATACCTTCGTCAACAGGTTGGGGAATTACTCCCTCAATTGAGCCGTATACGCTACCGCCCTTAACCGATTCGTAGTCTATCACACCCTTTCTTTTTAAAAATTCGAATAGGCGGTTTTGAGCGTGATAAACCATTTCAGAAAAGTCGCTCTTGGCGAAAGTGGCAATTTTGCTTGCCTTGGGAAAAACTACGATATCCATCTCTTCATGATCAAAAATCATGATGTTTCCATCCAGAGACTTTCGAGCTTGAAGATCCAAGCTCACAATCTTTTCGGTCTCCCCTTCAACTACTTTAATTGAAACAGGCATCAGTCTAACTCCCGAACCAAGTTCTGGATATTTAAAATGTCTCGAACAAGAGTATTGTCGACTTTTCTATCCGCAGTGGTCTTTAAAATTTCTAAGACTCGCGAGGTCTTTGCAGACATAGCAGCATCTGACTTAATCTCTGGATATTCTAAAGATTCATCAACACGCCTATATAATCTAGGGATTTCCTCACTCAGATAAGCTTTGAGTTCAAGTCCATTATCTGAAAAAGATGTAACATATCTGTTTAAGAGGTGCTTCTGCTCTGACAATAAAGAGGTCGTATATTTGTCGTTAAACTTCTTGACAAATGTCTTGTAGGTCAAATTATCAATTGGCTTCATTAAGTCGTCTGCCGATTGAGCCTCGCAAGTCATCGCCTGAATCATCTGTTTTTCTAATAATATTCGGTTTTTAGTCTTGGTCTTCGGGTGGAAAATTTGAAAAACTGTAGCAAGTGACTTGTAGTTCGGAACAAAAGTATTGAAGGCTTCTGTGTTGATAGTCTTATTAATAGTATCAACGAGTGTTGATTGTTCTTCGAACAATCTCTTGTGATTGATAGCCATTTTTTGCGTTCTCGCTTGAAAAATTATTTTTTCAGCGGTATAATTATCCACGCCTTTTGTCTCAAGAACCGCCTTGTATAAGTCGAGATCCTTCGCGAGAAGAGTATTTCCTTTGAAATTCTCTCTCACTATTTTAATGATCGAGGACTTCTTTTTTTTGTCACCTTCAACCATAGCTTTTGTAAGCTCTCTAATAATTACTTCATAAAGAAAGCTGGTGTTGCGCTTCTTATTGTGTTTCATCTTCATTTGTATGAATCTCCGCTTTTTCTAAATCTAATATCAGATCTCTAACTTTGGCATTAGCCTCGAAGAGTAATTCCTCTTCTTTGTTATAAGTAGTCTGCTTAACCTCATAAATGCTTCCTCTCGAAAATGTTCTCAAGGTCTCCATACCAGCCGGGAGCCCTGTTTGCGTCCCTGCAGGTATTGCTGCGCCTTTTCTGTTCTTTAAGGAGCCTGCTGATGAGCGGCGATCGCCCTGCATAGAAGGGGCATATTTTTTTCCTTTTGCCTTTGCCCTCATGGAGTTTTGTGTGTACTTTCGACCACGATCATCTCTCTTTGCGGGGGCTGCTAAAAGTGGCTCCTCCGATCCTGTATCATCAGTCTCGACATCAATCTCTACATCGGGTTCCTCCATATCGGTATCCGTGTCAAAGTCGCCCTCGTCATCCGGAGATTCAACATCCAAGCCGCTTTCTGCGGATCCGCCAAAATTACCTGCTGCGGCTTCGCCCGCAGCTTCTGCAGCGGCGTTAAGCTCTGCTTCATATTTTCTATCCGAATACATTTCGCGCTGGTTCCTCACAAATTCCTCTTCAGATAGACTAAAGATGTTTTGAGCTATCCATCTTCTAGAAAAGAAGTTTTCCGTTGCTCCGCCAGCAATATCAAATTTGGTCTTCCAATGCTCTAGCTCTTGTAATTCAGCGATCTTAGAGGGGTTGTTCAATCTTAAGCGAAAGCTTACCAAGTCGTCGCCTTTGAAACCCAGAGTGTAAAGGTGAACAATACCAATTTTTTCCAGTTCTGAAATAACAGCACGTTGTAGTCTTTGTATTGTTCTCGCGAACCTGACATCTTTCTGTGCGAGAGATGTCTTATCTTCACTTGCCTCATCGCCGCTTGATAAGTATGGAGCAGGGATTTTAAGCGCAGAAAACATCTTATCTCTTAAATACTTAACATCATCAATATCACCAGTAAACTGTCCGCCAGCTAGAGTCTCAATTTTTGAAGACTCGCCGCCGCGAATGGGAATAAAATAATCCTCTTCAACTGATAGCGGGTTATATCTTAAATCCACTCGTCCGGTTTGGGCATCAACCACTTGATTTCTTTTCATTGAGGTGATTGTTTTTTGTACAAATTGTTCTACGTCATTGGGCGCAATATTGCCAACATCGATATAGAACACCCTTCTTTCAGAAGACCTAACGATACGATAAGCCATCATCGCGTCTTCCATTAATACTAATTGCCGCCAAATTCTGCGGCCCGGATCTAAAACAGAGGTTCCATATGGAGTATATTTATCATTACCTAAGATACGAAAATGCGCGACTTGCCAATTCTCGAAAGTCATTCCTGCGGAATTCCATTGGTATTGGACGTAATTTGGATTGGTTGGATCTTCGCCTTCCATTCTTTCTACTTCTCGCAGAGGAATTGGAATTACAGATTTCACTCCGAAGGAGTCGTCAATGTCCATATAGAGAATGAAATCACCAAATTTACACATTGAGCGGCACCAGCCAAAGAGATTGTGATCAATGTTAAGGACGTTCTCATATAAAGATTGTAGAACCGCCTTGATTTCCTCGTTAGGGCACTCAATGTGCATCATCGGCGATAGTGATGAGTGAGTGGTCATCTCGTCAGCGTAAATATCAAGGGCAGAGGCGATTTCAGGCATATATTCCATCTGCTCATAGTCGATATATCTTTCAGCACGGTTTTGCTGTGCCATGATTTTAGAATGCATAACATCAAAAGGAGAATATTCCGCTTTTTTAAATTGTTGTCCGCTGGCAGATCTAAAGTCTGTAGCATATTTATCCAAGGCAGTTCTGCGAATCTTTCGATTCATCTGTGTTCTCCAGTTCACAATTGGTCCGGAGAATAATCGGGTTAGCCTTCTGTATAATTCAGATTGCGGATTGTTGGGGTTTTTCTTGTTATCAGCCATTTTCTATCCTTTAATAAGCCATGAGTATTTTTCATAATCTTCTTGTGCCTTGAACATTTTGTCGTCTAGGGCCTCTTTTCTATTGTAGCCGTGCATTCCGGGGATTGTTGTATTTACTTTTGTATCAACTTTAATTATTGAACCTAAGCATGCTTTTTTATAATCTGCCTCTCTTTGATTTACAGTAAGTGCTGTGTCTCGGACCCAGCATGCGATTGCTAACGCCATTGTCAGGTCGTCGTTGTATCCTCTCATCGCTTGAGGTTTGCCATTATGCCAAATAAAGGTTCGCAATTCATTAGAAAAACGAACAGAATATACCTTAATTAGTTTGTTTCTGATGAATTCTTCCAGTTTTGCTACGATTAGTGGTCGCGTTTTGGAAGAAGTTGTAAATCCGGGTACCGCTGCGTTGTTTGTCTCGGCTTGATAGCCGTCGATAAACTCATGAGATCCTTTTACGGAGTAATATAGATTAGGATATTGCAGATCAATTAACTTTTCCAAAACGGAAATCCCTATTCCCACATTTTCAACCACCAAGAGACAGTTTCCAAATTCCTTTCCGGCTTGCATGAGGATAGTGGAGTACATATCCAAGTTGGGCTTTCCTTGATATTCTGCCACTACCTCCATTGTCTCTAATTTAATTATATGAAATACAGAATAATCAGCTCCGTCGCCTCTCGCGACATCTGCTACCAGAAGATATGTACTATCTGCCTGATATTGTTCCCAGATCCACATATTCCTATCAAATCCAGTGCGATATTTCGGATCGGTTACGTTACTCTCTACCCAAGCGATGTCATCGGGGTGAATTACAGACTCTCCTGAAGTATTAAAGTTGCACTCCAGCTCTTGAGCTATTTCTCGTCGGGACATGTTTCTAGTTTCTTTATTGAACCACTCCTGATCTCTATCGGGGTGAACATCCCAAGCTAGATCGATCGGATGAAAGTCGTTAGATCCTTCGGAGGCCTCCGTGTATGTTTTGTGAAACCAGTTACCCACACCATTTGGAGTACTCAAGGCTATAACTCGCCCACCAGTAGAGATAGTGGGATAAAGACCCGCCCATAACTCATCAAGATTTTCTACATGGGCTGCCTCATCAATTACCAACAAAGATAGAGCCTCTGAACGACCGGCATCGCCAGAGGTGGAGGCAGCTTGTATTTGGGAACCATTGGACAGCTCGAAAGAGGAGCGATTGTCTATCGAGATTTCAGAAATCACAATCCACTCTGGCAAATTTTTCATGATAGCCTTAACTTTTTTCACCAAGTTGGAAGCTGTTTTGAATTTTGTGGCCATAACAAGGATATTCTTGTCTCTATGGAATAGCATCAGCCATACAACATATGCTGCTGCGATAGTTGAGATTCCTAACTGTCGGGCCTTCAGTATTACATTAAAACGATAATCATTAAAGTCTTGTAGTAACTCTCCCTGATAAGGATAAGTCTTAAAAGGGATCAAGCCGTGAATTGGGTGAGATATTCTTGCGTAGTTATCAATAAAGTAAACAGGGTCTTTGCCGCATTTCAATATTTCAGCTACTATCTCTTTTTTGGAGAGTGTGTAAGACATTTAATATTCTTGTTTTACTTGCCTTTTATTTTATCGTGCATTTGTTTGTATGTTTCAACTGCTGTTTTATAGACAGCTTCGGCGGCTGCAAGTTCCGCCCTACTTTGGTACATAAACATGTCGGCGTACCAGTCATAATTCCTTCCGGGCAGGTTTGAGACGGCCTCTTGCGTTGCCTCTACTTCAGTCTTTCGTGCCGCAGCGAGAGTTTTTTCAGCCTTTTTCATCTCGTCATGTTGCTGAACCAAAGCTTTATTGGCAGAACGAGATTCCGGTGTGGCCTTAGGTCTTTCAACTTCCGACATAGCATTTTCAAGCTCTTCTTTAATGAGTTGTGTTAAATATTTTTTTGTAAGTTTCATTTTAAAATTTTCCTTCTTTTAAGAATTTCTGATATTTGACATCCATAGGGTTTGTGATGCCTTCTCCCAAAGTTTCGACACCTTTCATGCCGCCGATCTTAAAAAGTTTATGGGCTGTCAAAAAAGTACGCACTCTAGAGGTATGTTGAACTAAGCACTTTGCTTCGCCTTGGGGGGTCAGTCTTAGGCTGCTTCCCACAATGAGTTTAAACTCTTTCTTGATGAAGTCGGCGATCGCCTGTAAGCGTCTTTCGCACTCTTCCTCGAAGCCATTAGCATACACATCTTTAAGGAAAATATTGGCCTCATAGTTAATTTGGAGCATGTCTCCGATGATTTTAACACCGAACCCGTCAGAAACACGACTATCGATAATAGGACAACCCTCTTCTCGGCTTAGACCAATTTCCTTAGTGTCACCAGCAACGAAACGCTGATCATGTGACCCATCATAAGCATTTGCGGCTGCTTGATTAATACCTTGAATAATTTCTAATGTTGTAGCCATTTATTTTTCCTCTTGGGGTCGCCAGCCAGTTCTCCATCTGGTTTCTCGACCTTCAACCCATTGTATGTAGCATTTAAAGCAACAATCAAATTTTGTCATGTATACATCGTCGCGCAATTCAAAAGAATATGCTTGACAAACAGGACAATTTCTATTGTCTTCCTTACTAAATAGTTTTTTAGAAATTAAAAAACCATCCATTTCTAATTTTTCGTTTTTTTCTTCGTGCTTTCGCTCTTTTTGGTACAAATCCATTATTTGCTGTTGATATTCTTTCTCTTTTCCGTCATCCCAGTCGGCTTGAGGGTGCGCGATGGCTTCCTTCCCGTACTTTTTCGAGATAGCTATCTCATATTGGGCAATCTTATTTAAATCTTTTTTCATTTGTTCACCGCGTAAGTTATGCCGACTGTTGTTGCAACTCCGACCGCAAATCCTCCGAGTACTCCCCACAATAATGCGTTGGTACCGGGCTTCTTTGCTATAATTCTATTTAGTTGCTCAATCTCTTTATTTTTGACTTCAAGTGTTTTTTGAAAACCCTCTCGTTCGGTATCCAAAGTAATCTTAAGTTGAGTAAGATCAAGATCGAATTGTTTTTCTTGTTTTTTCAGCTCAAAGCCCAGCTTAAGCTCGTACTCTTCTTTTAGGAACTTCCCATTGGCCATAATTTTTGCAGTCGCTGTCGGGTCAAACAGAGTGCCTGTGAAGGGTGCTTGCTTACCTTGCTGGATGAATGTGAACTTTCCCTCGGATGCAGCTGCATTATCGCAGCAAATCAACATAAACAAAAATAAAAATAGTCTACTTAACATGGCTAAATCCAAATTGATTTTCTATTTCTTCAGCCAGCTTTTCTGGCTTTTCCTTAAAGTCTTTTTCTATTCTCTCAATGTCTTCTTCTTTCGTTTTCTTAAGGCTAGATAAAGCTTCATCATATTTCTTAGTCAAATCTGCAACTTCCTTTTCGTACTTTGCAATTGACTCTTCACGGAGCTTTAATTCTTTTTTATGAAGTCTCTCCATGGTTTCCAACTGCTCTTGATAACTAACCGTCATTACTTCCATTGATTTTTTAAGTGCGCCGTAATCATTTTTGGAAAGAAAGAAGAAAACAATAAAGGCTATCAGAGCTAATGTTTGCCAGTTCTTGGCTACAAAAGCTCCGATTGCCTTAAATGCTTCGCCTAAGTCGACGTTAATCAACCTAGAGACCTTTCAACTTTACAATTGCATCGATAACAGATTGGCCGCCAATATAAAGCGCACTTAAAATAAGCCAGTCTCCACTATCAATCGTCGCATTGAACATTAATGCAGTTGCAGTTGCCCAGACAAGTAGTTTACGAGAAACTACTTTTTCCAAGACCTTATCAACAGCACCTCTTGCTAATTCTGTCATTTTTAACTCTCCTCTACTTCTGTAATATTAAAACGAAACTTCTTTCCGGTTGTTCGGTTAATCAAGAAAAGGTCATCGGCACCCTCTTGAATAGACCAGTGACCACTTGTACCATCCACTTCGTTTTGACGACCCGTGTTGTTGAGGTTGAGGTCGCCAACCAAAAGATTAGGCATTTTGACAGAATCTCCCTCTGCCTTAATCCAAGTATCCCCAATGTACATTGAGTTATCAGACAAGAAAAGGTGTCTAATTTTGTATTGTGCGTTTCCTAAGTCGTATGCTGCATTTGCATCTGGAATGATGTGGCTTGTCATTGCTCCGCCCATAGGTGGAATTTCCCATAAGAATGAATCTGATGGGTTATCCCATTTCATAAACTTACCGGTGGAGTTGTTGTCTATATCAACCGCGTCAACTACAAGGCTCTTTCCTGTTCTATATTTCCAGTGATTGCCATCAGTCACATCTTCATCATAGAACATTACACTATCTTGTACTGGATCATCATATCCGCCCGGTGCTGACACTGGACTAGTATATAATTTGGTGTCTAGGTCATTAATACTCTTAGCACTTATATCAATAGATGTTGGCGAGACATTTACAGTAGTTGAGTTCCCAGAAACGACAAGTGTATCGTGCTGATTCACACCATCCCCAATGTTCCCGTCAATAAGGATAGCTCCAGTTCGAGGCTTAATATGGACGGTGAGAGAACTATTAGCCTCTGTCTCTATATAAGCAGCTGTATAATCTCCCCAAGCGTAGTTTGTTCCAGTAATTAAATTTACCGCTGTAAATGTTTGATGAAGAGTCCAACCATTACCGTCGTTGAACCATAATGAATATGGTTCTTCGGAATAAATAAAAAATCCTGTCTGAGATGGGCCTTTTTCAAAGCCATCATTAAATACTGACGGGGACTCGGGCCCCATCTCCTCTGTGTCCTGATAACTGGTAAAAGTGGTATCTTGTGTTAATACTGACATTTTTCTCCTTTTTTCTTATGCATTAACGGATGCATAGCCGTCTTTTTTGTCAATTGTTATTTGCATGTCAACACAGTCTTTCAACGTGTCAAGATGCGAGATTAATAAAACTGTTTTAAAATAATTTCTGATAATAGATAGAATATCCACGAAGCCTTGCATATTTTCTTCGTCAAGTGCCGTTCCGGGCTCATCAAGGACAAAGATATCTCCTTTGGGCAAGCTAGAAACACTTAAGAGCGCAAGCCTAATGGCCATGGCAGAGATTGTCTTTTCTGCTCCGGATCCCATCTCTAGGGGGCGCGGGTCATAAAGAGGGTGTTTGATAAAGATCTCCAGACGCTTTCCGTCATCTTCGAAAAACACCTCAAAATCAACGATATTTGACAGGATTTTTCCGATTTCTTCGTTAATAACAGGCAATTTCTTCCTGATAACGTCAAATGCAATTCCATTGGGGTGCATACACTGCTTATATAAGTCATAAGCTGAGTATTCTTTCTGTAAAGCGTCAAACGAGGCTTTTTGTTCTTCGATAAAGTTAACTTTCTCCTCGCATGATCCAACCGCTTTATATAAGTTTAAGATTTGGTTGTTACACTTCTCGCCCTTGATCTCATAATTCTTATGATCATACTGTAATGAGGCCAATTTAGTATTTAGGCTCTCTAAATTCTCAATGGCATCTTTATTGGTTTCGTACTCTGAAACCTTGTCTTCTAACCTTTCTATTTCGACGAGAAGGGTGGAAATACAAGCTTCGTTTTTATCAATTTTTAAATCCAAATTTGTAATATTGTTTGACAAGCCATCTCTTTCGGACACAATCTTTTCGTAGGCTTGGATTTTAGTATCGACAAGCTTCGGATCCATAGAGGCCACCTGCTCGTCGATCAGATCAATGCTAGCTTGAATTGTGTCTATGAGTTTTTCGTTCTCTGGGATATTAGCCTCTGCCACTAATGCGTCTTTGATAAACTTGCAGGTAGGAAAAGACGTACCGCATGGAATTCCATCTAATAACTTTACTCTCTTTTCATTTCTGCTTTTATCATTGCGCTCTGTTTGCAGTTTTCCTTGCAATCCAACAATGTCATGGCGAAGGTTCTCAATGTTCTCTCGCTGGCCATAAAGACTATCTCTAGAATAAGTTTCCAAAAAGTCACAGATAGCTCGGTATTCATTCTTTTTAGCATCTCTGACTTGCTTGTCATCTTGAACTTGATCTCTAGTGCTCACCATTTGACTTTTTTTATGATTTAAATTCGCTCGTACTTTAACTACGTCAATTACTTCTGCAGGGATGGAGCCTATCTTTTCGTTTATTAGTGCAACTTGTGTTGCACACTCTTGAGTATTTTGCTTATATTCTTTGCATAAACGCTTCTTTTGCTTTAGTTCTACCTCTTTCTCGCTCAAATCCATTTTAAGCTCTAGAATCTCCTGATTAAAGTCGCGGTTTTCGAGCTTCTTTCTTTCAATGCTGATATGCGCTGAATCATCATTTGCTAGCTTATACTTACTATCAAAGAATTTAAGGTCGAGAAAGTTTGCCAAAATCTCTTTTCGCTTTGTTGATCCCTCTTTAATGAAAGAGAGGGAGTCTAGCTGACTAGCCATAGAAGAATGTAGAAAATCATCCAGATTTCCAAATACTTTACGAATGTTTTTGTCAGTTTCGTTTCTGGTGGTCCCATTAAGACTCTCAAAATCATCTTCGATGGGGCAGTATACACTAAAATCGGTATCTGTCTTGGCTTCTGTTGTAGTCTCCCCTTTTAGCTTTTTAATGTATTTTGTAGCCGTCCTTTCGATTGTATAGTTCAAATTCCCAATTGAGATGACGGCTTTACCCAAACAAGCTTCTTTATTTTGATTAATAACGTTTAGATTCTTTCTATCGTTTTTGGAGGTAGAATTGAACATAGTAAATAGTAGCGAATCAATAATGCTGGATTTTCCAGAATAGTTCTTTCCAAAAATGCCTACGATCCCACTTAGATTTTTAAAGTCAATATAATTTGATTCACCATAATTAAACAGATTATCAAACTCTAACGACTGAAGCTTCCAATTGACATTTCTAGAAATTTCCTCATTGTCTTCAGCTATTTTATTATATTTTGAATTAAGGGCCAGAACGTCATCCATTAGCTCTGGCTCTACTTCGTAGTCTTTGAGGTACTCCTTGATCAACTTCTCTTGTATTTCTACATCTCGCAGGTCTTGAACCTCCAAGTCTCCTGCCATATCTTGTACACTTCCGCGCTCACCTTGCGACCTATTGAGGCGAGTTATCGCTACAGGGTTAAACCTTCTCTTAGCGATATCGGTGGCGCGCCGCATGACATCCAGAGGCAAGTTATTTTGAGTCACTAGTCGTAGACGGCAACCTTCGGGTACTTGAATTCCTTTAGGCATCTTCCCTTTGGGGGTCAGGTTGATAGTAACAAATGGAATAGGGTTTTGCAGAACAACATGTTTACAAGTAAAGTTCTCCTTGTCCTCAATGTCCCAAACTAAATATCCCTTATCGTTTGTCTCTCCATGATTCTGTTGAACCGTTGACCCACAATAGCGTATTCTACCTTCTTCATCTAATAGTTGATTTGTTTTGTGAATATCTCCCAAGAAAGCATAATCATGACCTTCAAAGATCTCGATAGGGTGCTCGCCATGGGTCATGATATATCCAGTATCAGTTTTGACACCAGAAATAGAACCATGATAAAGAGCAATATTCACCTTTTTTGGATCAGATGGAGAAACCCAATTATCTTCATCAAAAACCGAAAGGACGTTTAACGCGGCGAAGTTATCTAAGATTACCTCTCCTGAATCTTTGAGTAAATGGAGTCGTGGATGCTCTAATGCTTCGGCGATAGGGGTCAGCGCGTCTTGTCTGCTGGAATTCTTAAGGTTTCCATCATGGTTTCCTAAAATGATGTAGGTAGGGGCAATATCTGCCAAATTTCTAAAAAACTTTGTGCACATTTCTACGAATTCTGGAGATATCTGTGTTTTAGTGTGGGCGATGTCTCCGCAATGGATAATATAGTCCACGTTTTCTTTTTTAAGAGTCTCGTAGAGCTTCTCAAAAACTATACCATACTCATAGTGAAATTTAAGGTTCTTGATGTGTGTATCTGCAATGTGAGCAAACTTCAAAATATATTCTCCTATTAAATGGCAGAAATAGCGTTAAGTAAGTTATCATAACTTTTAACAAACTTTGCTTTCTGACTTAAAACTGAAACTTCTTCTCTTGACATGTCTCCTATGTCCCTCTCGTCTGGGTATATGAACTCTCTTACCTCTATTCCGTATTTTAAAAATAGTCTTTTGATTGATTCTGACTTTTTTCTTGCATCCGGGTCCAGCGCGAGGAGGACGGCAGCATCGTTATTGATTATTTTTCTAAACAATTTAGATGTTTCCCTTATTGTCGAACCTAAAATCGGAACGGCGTTAGAGGCTTTAATCGCGTCAAATACCCCCTCAACAATAACTACTTCCTCTTCAAAATCGATATAAAGTTCATTAAAAACAATATTTCTAGAAACCGGTGGATTCATATATCTTCTATAATCATTCGCGAAGGTTCTAGCTATAAAATAGTTCAATTCACCGGAGGCATTGAAAGAGGGGATAATAATCCGGTTCCGGAAAGGGCCTTCGGCGGTATATCCCATTTTCCACTTCAATATTTCCCCCATACCTATTCCCCTCTCAGAAAGATAACTGATAGCTCTCAAGTGAAATTTATTTGTAGATGCGGTAGTTAAGCTTTTAAATCCTTGAGGCATCTCTAAAATTGCTTCTCTTTGCTCAACGGGAGATTGTTGCATGAAAAGGCTTTCAAAATCTCCTAAATCTTGTCGATGCCCGCTAAGCTCCTTCCACTTTTCCAACTGCGAGAAATTCCCAAAGCGTCTGATGACGCGGAGTAAGCTCTTGCCTCTTGCGTCACAGATCCAACACTTGTACATGTTCTTTTCAATATTGACTGAAAATTTCTTCTTATGATGGCCGCAGTAAGGACAGGCAAAGAGATGTTCTTCGCTGGATTTAAAGCCGGTGCCAAGGATGCTGTTAAGTATTGAAAGTTTCTCATTCATACTCTTAATATATCATACTATTCTCTACGTGTCAAGGATTATTTTTGAGCCGGCTCTTGCAACAACTACTGCATCGGCCATATCATAGCAATATTTTTGTACATTACCGTATCTGGTATAGTCTATCGGGAATTCCTTGCTTTCTAAAAAGTGCTCCATTACCACTTCTTTCGCTTTCTTTCCTCTGGGTACTTTTATGCCGCACTTGGATCTAGCGGAGATTGGTGTAACATATTGAGGCTCCAACTCCAGTTGCTTGAAGCAAAGCCATGAAACTACTCCATTAAAATTCTGAAGGATGGCCATTGTTTTAGCGGTTGAACCCCCTCTGCGGAAAAACATCAATGCTTGCTCAATAAAAATGTGTTCTATTTTTACTTCTTTTAAATTATTATCTATGTAGTCTTCTACAACCTTCGCTTTGTGCAGTAAGCCGGTAACCTTTCTTAAATCAATATAATCTGCTTTGATAATTTTGTCGTCTTCAAGCAAGCAAACACCAATGATGCTCGTGCTCACATCTAATCCTAATATCATTAAATATCCAATTTTAATTTAAATGTTAAATTTCTATTTTGTGTCTTTTTGACCGGAGTTGCCATCGTCGCAATTCCAATTAGGTTTTTATCTTCGTCATATATTCCTATCTTTGAAATATAGGTAATTTTTTGAAATGATGCAGGTGGATCAACATAGGAAGAGCTAGCAATATTCTTGATAGATAGGTTGGTGGGTTCCGCATATACGTAAGATCCTGTTGATGCTGCCGTAGGTTGCCCATAGGTGATATATGTGGGATTATTGGAGTGGTTTAATTCTCCTTTTTCTGCATGTGCAAACATAGTTAAAGTGGGAATCTTGTTGACACCCTTCATTTCCATAGCATAGCTGGACGATGGTATGGTTCCTGCTGGTATACTATCATTAGCACCGACTCCAAAATATAACCATGAAGCAGTTGCTAAATTGCCGGGATCATTTAAATAGTTTCTTGCGGTGCCGTCCTCCAAGCCCCATGATCCAGTCAAGACAACAAAACCCTCGTCATATAATGCGACACCAGCGACGGATCCTGAACCAGTACTCCCAACTGGGCCTGTCTGAATCATCTCTCCGTTTCCACTCTCATCTTTTAATGTCCCGATCAGAGTACCTGAAATATAAAAATTACATTCCAGAGAGGTAGGCTTGATCGAGCTTCCGAAAAGAATAGATGGTATAGATATGAGGTTAAGAGGCTGTGTCGCTTTGTTTCCAAAAGATGAGCTATAGGCAAATTGTGTGCTTCTTATCTTATAATTATTAAGAGTATTTCTAAGAGCATCGACTTCTGGCCTAGCCTGACCCAATTGATAGAAGTTCCTCTTTATGCTGGATGACAGTGGGTAGCTTCCAGAAATAGTGTCTCCGTAGAGAAAATCTGTATTAAAAGATGTCGTCGATATGGTTTTTGTCCCGATCAAACTACTATCTTTGGTGACAAAGGGATATACCAATCCAGTATCTGTCACATTTCTGTCCACATTTATCTCGTAAAGAGAAACAAACCCCGTGGGCACATTAGGAACAGAGCTGGTAAATTTACCAACGATGTGTGTTTGTTTGTTCCTGTATACTTTTGAATCGTATATTTCAAATAATTGCTCTGGATTTGTCTCTAGAACATTATACAAGATATCTTTGCTGTCAAATTTTTTAAAAGTCATAACACCTATAAGTAGTATGCGTTGTCTTTTTAATTATACTAGTAATCTAATCTGACGCGCAAGGTTAGTTCGTTTGTTGGATCCTTCTTAAGAGGTTCCGATATCTTTGCCACTGCTAGCAGCTCGTTATCTTCAGAATATAAACCGATCGTCGTGATATATGACGAAGGAGAGTCTGTGGATTCATTCTTGACCCGAATCTTACTTCCCGATAAATATGTTGGGTTGGAGCTATAATTGAACTCATTGGATGAGGCTCGACAGAAATAGATTGTAGAATTCAATTCTGTTGTATTGTTGAAGTCACAATCCTGCCAACGGTTTCTGATGCCGTCACAAGAAGAAGAGATCTCTGAGCCGGTCAAAACAGCATCGATAGATGAGGTATCATAGGTCGCAGCGGGTGCACCAAATGCCCCATCATATACAGAAGCGGTAAGGACTGCGATGCCGGCCTGATAGTAAAGTAGGCCCACTGCGGATCCGGTGTTTGGTGTTGCTGAACTCGTATAAAGCGGAGCATATTCTCCGGCGGGTGAGTTTGTCAAATATGTAGAAGATGCGCCGTGGTCTTGGATGGTCAATGCGTCTGTCGGTGCTGATGGTGTGCCACCAGTTAAAGCAGTCATAATGAAGGAGCCTTTCTTGACTTCATCCTTCGTTAATAATCTGGAGAAATTGACGAATACACATTCTTTTAATTTAGTGCCGCCTGCAGCCAGATTACCGTCTTGGTCAAACTCTCGAATTGCACCTGTTTCATCATACCCTACAAGAACTTGGGCCATCTGATTATAAATATTAATCTTTTTTGCATTCTGAATACTTGCTGCCCCAGAGAGGGCAGATGTTGCTGAATACCCAACTGTTAGATCGAAAATATGGTTGGCTGATGAGCTGAGATAGGGGTAATCATAAACAGACTGAAACATGCCATGTGCATAGTTTTTGATGTTCTCATCTGCATAAGTTCCGGAAACGATTGTTCCCGTAAGAGGAATTGCTTCATGAAGCATCGTTCGCGTGTTCGCAACGTCCTTGTCTAATACTAAAGTTTTAAATGTTGTAGCCATGTTTTGTTAATCCTATGCTTTATATTTGAATAATCTGACGGGGAGATCGACACTGTTGCCTGTTGTCAGTCCAACGACCCTAACAGTTGTATCAATATAGTAATATGTGTTTGTTCCGTCACTAACTTCTGATCCTAGAGTCGTGAACAGGTATGTACTTGATTGGACATCGAGAGACGATCTCAACCCAAAGCGTAAGCGGCTACCTCTTGGCCCTTTGATAGGGCTTCCATCAGCACCGGTCGCTGTAATATCTGCAACATAAGTTGCTGATGACACAGAATAGGATGCGATAGAATCATCGTCAACAAACGAAGGGGTTGCGACAGTTGTTCCATCTGGGGTCGCTAAAGATATCAATCTATTGTCCATTTGAAGCTGATATTGACTTTCATATAGGTCTTCCGGAATATTTGTTTCGGGGGAAATTGCGGTTGTATCCAGACCTTGATCTAAAACCAAATTAGACGAATCAGAAGTGGCAGCGTTATATCCGCCGTAGGCATCCAGCCTAACACCCGAGGCTGTACCAGAATCTGGATTTCTCATTGTAGCCGAATCTGCGGCTACGGGAATGATGTTCCCGCCAATTGCTGATCCGGCAGGGGTCAATTGTGTCCCACCATCAGTGGAAGTGCTGCCATTAAATACCATAATTGGCAAGTACAAAATGTTTGTTCTTGTGATGGTAATTAGCTTGGATTTCAAATTCGAAGTATTATTTGTGAAAGCCTCAAGAACCGGTGTTTGGAGGATCTCAAGATCGTAGAAAGCCGAACCTCTGAGGTCAGTGCTGTCAAAATTTCCATAGTTGATTTCATCGTCACCAAGGGCGAATTTGACAATTTTAAAACTGCCATCGCCTCTTGCTAACCTCTCTCTTCCTGCGTCTGTTAATACAGCGTCTAAAATGATATCACCGCTGTTATCTAAAAATGACATATTAAGCCCTCTTAATGATTAAATATTTTTTTACATAATAAATAGTTTGAAAATATGTATTTTTCAAAAACATTTTAGTTTATTATTCTGCTTCTGCCCTCTCTACGACAGTTGCTTTGAAATTCAAATTCAAATCGACAGCTTTTCCCGTCTTTTTCGAAGTTAACCTTAACTTAAATTGCTTTCCAAAAAGCCCTTCTTCCTCTCGACCTAAAACACTGGTTGAGCCTGCTGTAAGAGTTTTATAGGAGGCCCTCTCCCTCGGCGGGAGAACTTGTGTTATCCGTGGTACGATATTAAGTAGTCTCTTTAGGTTTTTGGTTGTGTCTGTTTTTTGTTTGGGGAATTCATATGGTTTGATTACTGGATATATTATACCACTATTTTCTATAATTTCTATCTCCATGACTCCTGAAGGATATGAAATAGCTCCCCTTCTATCTGCAACTCTAAAAATATAATAATATTTTGTATTACTGTTAATTTGGTCATCATAAGTTGCTGCTGGAATGGTTCCGCTATCAATTGAATTAGAAGTATTTATCACTCTGGCATTTCGAAAAGATTCATAATCTTCTGGGGCGATGCTCAGCCTTCTTATTTCGAATATGGTTCCCAAGTTCTCGGTCTCATCGGACTTATAAAGAATTGGCTGAAAATCATTTAGTTTTCTAGACTTCCTATAGTCGGCTATAAATGTGTCTTCGGCACTAGAGAATGTTATGGGGGAGATTTCAATCTGGCCTTGACCAGAGTTCATAAAGAACGATAATCTGTCCGCAATGCCCCTGTATGTAATGACATTTACATTGGGATAGATGGGTGGATTATCCAAAATCATTCCTTCACTTTGATAATAAGGAAGTTCGGCCAGCTTAAGTGCTGTCCTAGTTCGAACAGTTAGAGAATACTTGTTGATCCTCTTATAATCCAACACAATATTAAAACCTGCTGCGGCTTCGATGAAGTC